AGGGAAACTACTAAGGGTACGTATTTTAAGTTATCTGAATTTCCTTCTGATGAAATAAGAAGTAATTTACTTCATTTAATTTTAACAAGAAGGGGTAGTAGGTATTATTTACCTGACTTTGGAACAAGAATATATGAATATATATTTGAACCATTGGATGGATTGACTTTTGAGTCAATAAAATCCGAAATTGAAGAACAAGTAAATAAGTTTATTCCAAATGTTACTATAAATAACATAACGGTAGAGCCATATATTGATAGTGAAGAAGCGGAAGGTAAAATTAATACTGATCTTTTAGGTACTGCAGATATCTATAAAATCCCTGGTTTAGCCACTCAAGAATATACTGCTAAACTAAAAATTGATTATACTGATAATACAAATGGTTTTGGATCAAGTCAATTTATAATAATTAACATTTAAAAAAATGGCAAATAAAAAAATATCATATACTGAAAGGGAATTTGCAGGACTAAGACAAGACCTAATAAATTATACGCAACAGTATTATCCCGATTTAATCAACAACTTCAACGACGCTTCAATATTTTCAGTTTTGATGGATTTAAATGCAGCAATTGGAGACAATTTAAATTACCATATTGATCGAAGTATACAAGAAACTGTTTTACAATACGCTCAACAAAGAATTTCAGTATTTAACATTGCAAGAACATATGGATTAAAAATACCGGGTTATCGACCCTCAGTTACTGTATTGAATTTATCGATTACGGTAAATGCGGTTAATGGAGATAAAGAAGATACTCAATATTTGGGAGTGTTAAGGGCAGGATCACAATTTTTAGGTGCTGGTACGGTTTTTGAAAATTTATATGATGTTGATTTTTCATCAGAATATAGTGCCTTAGGGTTTCAAAATAGAATTAAAATACCCATTAAAAATTCCCAAAACACAACTGTTGCATATAGAATAACAAAACAAGAAGTAGTAGTTAATGGTACGACTAAAGTATTTAAAAAACCTATTAATAGTATCGATGTTGTCCCTTTCTATAATTTATTCCTTCCTGAAAGAAATATATTAAATGTTTCTGCTATTATACAAAAAGAGGGGACCAACTACCAAACAGTACCCGGATACTCGGATTTCATTAATTCAACAAGTAAATGGTACGAAGTTGATGCATTGGCGCAGGATACTGTATTTTTAGAAGACCCAACAAAACCCGTCGACAATACAGGAATTAAGGTTGGTAAATATTTTAGAACCGATAATAGATTTATAACAGAATACACACCAGAAGGGTTTATGAGAGTTCAATTTGGAGGAGGTACAACAACCCCTAATGAACAATTAAAAGAATTTACAAGAATAGGAATACCCCTTAACATTCAAAACTTTCAAAATAATATAGGTTTAGGTTTAACTGTACAACCAAATACAACATTATTTATTCAGTATAGGGTTGGTGGAGGATTGGCGTCTAACGTCGGTGTCGGAGCAATCAATCAAGTTGGTACTATAGATTTTGTAGTAAACGGACAATCAAATACTGAAAACCAAAAAGTAATACAATCTTTAACCGTAAATAATGTAACTGCAGCGATTGGAGGGGCTAATCCACCTACAATAGAAGAAATAAGAAATATGGTTACATTTAACTTTGCTGCACAAAAAAGGGCAGTAACTATAAATGATTATAAATCAATAATAGATACAATGCCTGGTAAATTTGGCGCACCATCTAAAGCTGCTGTTTCAGAAAAAGACAATAAAATATTAGTAAAAGTTTTGTCATTAGATAGTGGAAAAAAATTAACACAAACGGTTTCATCTAATTTGATTAAAAATATTGCAACATATTTGTCAAATTATAGAATGATAAATGACTACGTTTCAGTTGAGGTTGCAAAAGTTATTGATTTAGAATTTGAAATATTTGTAGTTTTAGAAGGGGGGGTTAATCAAGGACAAGTTATAACACAAGTCATTAATTCAGTGTCGGACTATATGCAGCCAAGTAATAGGGAAATGGGTCAAAACTTAAATGTTTCAGATATTAGAAGATTAATACAAAATGTGGCAGGTGTGTCTACATTGGCTAATTTAAACATATATAATAAAGTTGGGGGTCAATACTCATCATCTGAAACATCACAGAGATATATTGATCCTGAGGCCAAACAAATTGAAATTATAGACGATACTATTTTTGCTGAACCCGATCAAATTTATCAAATAAGATTTGATAACGTTGATATTAAAGTTAGAGTAAAAAATTTAAACTCAGTCAATTTTTCATAGCATTATTTATTTTGGGGGTTTATTCTTTATCTTATTAAAAATAAGATCATAACTATTTATTTTAAAAGAATTCATGTCCAAAAGTTATAGGCTTCGCACAAAACCAGGTGTCGATCAAAACATAAGAATTAACATAAATCAAGATTTTGACTTTCTTGAAATTTTATCATTAAAATTAAAACAAGAGGACGTATATACAAGATTTTGTGCTGACTACGGAGTTGTTGTTGGTAGGGTTATTGCTAACGGAGGGTTTGGAATACCAAACGCAAATGTCTCAATTTTTGTACCATTAAGTAATATTGATGAAAACGATCCTGTTATATCGACACTTTACCCATATAAGTTTTTAGAGCAAAAAAACGAAGACGGTTATAGATATAATCTGTTACCATACGTTCAAGAATATAATGGACATACACCTACCGGAACATTCCCATCAAGAGAAGATGTTTTAACAAGAAAAGAAGTATTAGAGATTTACGAAAAATATTATAAATACACCGTAAAAACTAACGAAAGCGGTGATTTTATGATTGTAGGGGTACCATTGGGAAGTCAAAAAATAGTTTTGGATTTAGACCTTTCAAATATGGGATGTTTTTCTCTACGTCCTGCAGATCTAATTAGAATGGGTAGGGGAACACCCGAACAATTTAACGGACAAAGATTTAAGTCATCTGAAGATTTAGCATCACTACCACAAATATTAAATGCGGCAAAAGATATTGACGTTGCACCTTTTTGGGGACAAGATGAAATTTGTAATATTGGAATAACTAGAACTGATTTTGATCTTAGAGATTATAATATAGATATCAAACCACAGGCAACATTTATGGGGTCTATTTTTTCTTCATCAGAAGAAGATTATTTAAGAACAAATTGTAAACCAAAAAATGATGTAGGAAATCTTTGTGATCTAGTAACGGGGCCAGGTCGTATTTTAGCAATAAGACAAACAAAAGATTACGATGTTGATGGAAGACCCGTCTTAGAACAATATAATTTAGAAGAAGGGGGTAATGTAATCGATGAAAATGGTGCTTGGCTTGTAGAAGTACCGATGAACTTAGATTATGTCACAACAAATGAATTTGGAGAACAAGTGTTATCTGCAGACCCAAAAGTCGGAGTACCAACAAAAGGTAAGTACAGATTCAGAATTAAATATCAAAACGAGTCAGGGTTGGCATCACCAATTCAAAGAGCCGATTATTTGGTACCTAATGTAAAAGAATGGGGATGGACTGGATCTTCAGAAAACACAACTTCAGCACCACCACTTGATACCGTTACACAATTAAAAAACTATGCGTTTAGTTTAGATTGGGCAGATTATGGTAATACCGGAACTACTCTTGGCCTTGCAATGATACAAGAAGCAATTGAGTGTAAAGATAGATTTTATGAATTTAATTATAATAAAGTTTATACCGTTGCGTCTTTTATTGATAGATGGAAGTGGGGTTATGGTAGAGCAAGACACTTGGGGATAAAAGAAATCACAGATAGATCTTGTTTAACATCAACAAATAGATTTCCTGTTAATGATGGTGTAAGAAATTTTGATTTTATTTTTTTCCTATTTAACTTGTTTATATCTATTTCTGCATTGATTATATATCCTCTTTTGGTTTTGATGCATGTTTTGGCGTCTTTATATCCGATTTTAAGAGTTATTGTTAATATAATAATATGGATTATAAACGTTATTGTTTATGCGATATGTGTTGTTGTCGCAGCTCTTAGCTCAAAACTTAAAAAGGAAGATTGTAAAAAATCAACAATAAAGCCATTGTCTGAGGATAACCCTTTTAAAAGGTTATCATTTCCAATGATATCATATCCTGATTGTGAGGCGTGTGCTTGTGAGGCATCAGATTTAACAACCGATGGTGGTGATTTTGCACAGCAAGCATCTACAACTGTTTCATCTGTTAATGTTTCACTTTTGTCTGATATTAATTCGGTGGCATCTTTTAATAGAGATTTTTATGCCGTTGAAGGAGGAATAGGTAATAGTGTTAATTATAATACAGGGGCCAACCAACTTTTTTCTGGATACCAAAGACAAGGGACTTCTGCGAGTAGAGATAAATTAGTTAAATTACCTTTAGTTGAGGTGCCGGAGCAGGGAGGTGGTGATTTATATTTAGGTGCTGATGTGACATTATCGCAATCATTAAATTTAATGAATTTAAGATCTCGTTATTTTAGTGGTACCGGACCAAACAGAATAAAAACGATAGTTTATAATAATAACCCAGTAACTAATGTTCCTGAACCATCACAACCATTTGAGGATAGTATTTTAATTATTCTTTGTGATCCGGGAACTTTAAGTAATTTAACGCCAGGACAAATACTTAGTTTCAACAATCCGGCAAGTATAAATGACCCAAATATTACAGGTTTAACTGTTGCAAATCAGTTTAATACTAATTCAATTACAGGTACCACGCCATATAATGCAACCCAATTAGTTACTAAAACAATAAGTAGTATAGGTCCTAATTCGATTATCACGACTTCAACACTAAAACTTAAAATAAGTGAAAACGGAAAACAATACAAGTTTAAATCAGGTATAGAATATTTCCAAGTATTAACAGGAGACACATATGTAAATTACCAAAACTTAGTAAGTCAAGCCGTTACGGGTTCGGGTGGTGCGGCAAGATGGAACTCAATTTTAAATGAATATTTGTTTAAAAAAATACAATCCGTTAGATATTCAACGGTGGGATATCCGTCTGCAGGTGCAGGGTTTAGAATAAATGATTACTCAACGGAATATTTAGAGGGTAGGGATGACTATGAAATAATATTTTTAACGAGAGGTGTTGATCCATATACCGAAAAACAAAAAATAAAATACGATTTATCAAAAATATTTGGGTATAATTATGGATCAGGTCCAATAATTGAGGGTGATTATTATTTAAATATACCAATACAACCTAACACAGGATCCGGTAACTGGTATAATAATTTGTTAACTCCTGAATCTCACGATGTTAGTAATAACACCAATACAAAGTTATATCACGAACCATTTGGTTTTAATGTGGACACCTCAGCATTTACGGCATTTACAAATAATTCACCACATTATTACAACTCAACGGATAAATCAAGATCAAATCACGTTGCGTATAATGGAGATATAATAACGTTGGGACAAATAACATCCCCAGCAAATCCGTCGAATGGAGGAATATCAACAAGTAATAATAAACTATGGTTTCAAGTTTATTATGTTCCACCAACAGGAGGGGCCGGATATGATATAAATAAACAACAAGGTTTAATAGAAGGAGGTTCTTTACAGGCTAGTACGTTTGTTCCTGATTTAAATATTGATCAAGCAATAAATTCAGTAGAATTACCACCAAACAACATTTTAAGAACTTATTCGCCAGCATATCATTTAGAAACGCTCAATAATCCAAATATAACAATAACTGCAAATAATAGATTGGTGTTTAGATCTGATCGTTTACCTACTTCTGATATTACTGAGGTTTATGGAAACACATCTTTTTCATTACATTTAAATGATAACTTTGGATTTTATTTAATAGATGATACTGGTGGATTTACAACTCCTGCAATGTCAAATAATGCTACTGACAACACAGGTTCTGCCGCAAACTTTGCAGAAGATGGGGGAGCATTTACCGATGTTGTGGATTCTCTTTCTTGTGAAAATATGGTACCACTTGGTTGTTACGAAGGGTCTGGAACCAATTTTGGAATTAATGAAGATTGTGATGAAAACAAAATGGGTAAAGATGATACGAACCGAAGAGTTGTTGGTGGTTGTTATTATTTTGTTGACAATCCATTAATTTTTTCTTTACCTAAAGATATTAAAGCATTTGAAGAATGGAAAAGTAGATTTAGATTTCAGTTTGCCGCGTGTAGAGGAGTAATAAGTCACGTTTTTCAAAACAATTGGGTTAATGGATCGTTATATATGTTTTCATTTAAAAACGCAAAAAGATTTACAATACTTGGGGATTTAAAAAGATATAAATATTGTGGAGACCCATTAAGTGTTAGACCGAGTCAGGGACCATTAATTTTTACATTTGGAACCACTAATTCGTTTTTTTATAGGGCAACTCCGTACTATTACCAAACAGATAAATTTATTGGTCAATTACCCAAAAAGATTGATGTCAATCCTATTTTAAATGATCCTTGGGAAAGTGCTGATAACTACGGAGGAATGAACACAAAGAATATTTTCTTCCCTACAACCGTTATGGATTTAGGACCAAGAGATGAATTTACAAAAGAAATTTGTTTTAATCCCCAATTTGAAGGTTATTTAGTCGATACAATAAGAACAACGTCGTTTAATGATGGATCGGACATACTTCAGTTATTTATCTTATCTAGACTTATAAATTCAAACTTTTGGGGACAAGCATTGGCGTTGGGTGACGCATCAATTAATAGAATATTTAGTAGAAGTGAAGATAGAGTTGATGGTGATTTTGCACAAACAATGAGTATTAATTCAGAATATGGTGTTGAAGGGTTTAGTAGTGATGATTATGATCAAAATGATATATATGTAGAAAATAGTGGAGGTGATCCATTATTTGGTATTTTATTTTCTTCTGATACTGCAAGTAGACAATTACTATCCCCTGGTAAAACAAGTTATACAAATTTTGGATACCCTAAGACGCAAGTTGTACCATTATATAAATGGAAAAGTCAAAGTCAGACAACAATTTTTGGAAAAGACACAAATGAATGGGTAACGGGAGGGGCAAACTTTTATTCTCAACCATACCAATCAATGGATTTTACACAAACAGAATATTTTAAACCAGGAAATGGAGAAAAATTGGGATACATCTATAATAGAACATCAGGATTAGTTCCTACGGTTACTTGGCCAAACGGACAACCAACATCATATGTTGTTGGTGCTCCTTATCACTTCTATTTTGGGTTAACAAAAGGGGCAAGTGCCATGAATAGATACATAACTAAATATATTTTTAATCAATAAGAATGAGTCAGGAAAGTGAAGTTAGAATAGTTTTAGGATCAAAAAGAAATGCAACAACACCAAATAGGGATGTAGAATTACAAGTACCACTTTTTGGTGACCAAAATTCTTATACAGAAAATGACAGAACGGTACTTATAAATTTACAAGAAAGATTTAATCTTGAAAGACAAAAAAGCGATAAAATTAGATTGTCAGGTAAACTTGTAAATTTATTTGATAACACTTTAAGTGGTAAAACTAATTACACTCCTTTTAAAAACAATCTTTATTACTTAAATCCTGAAGAATCTATAGTAACTAATGTGTGGCAAGGTTTTCCACAATATAGTGAATTTACTTTTGGTAGATCACAAGGAATAGAAGGTCATATTCCATTTGTTCCTAAAAGTGCAAATACGTATAATTGGACCGTTTATGCTTCATATGCGTATTCTAGTACTACCGCGCAAACAATGTCATATACTGATGAAAGAAATGGTGTCACAATTAATAGTTTTCTTTGTTCTGATGGAATACCTTTTGTTATAAAAAAAGGAAGTTATAATGGAAAAAAAGTTATTTATTTTTATTGTGGAACTAACCATAATTTATCGGTTGGTCAGTGGGTAGAGTTGTCATCTCCGATAAATAATAAAACGGTTTTTAGTGTTTTTGGTTTAGGGGATGGAACATATGGATCTGAAAATAAAGTATTTTATATTTTCAATTTAAAGTTTTCTAATTTAAACGTATATAATGGAAAATCAGGAACATTTAAAAGAATAACAAATTTACAAAATAGTGGGGAAACAAAATCTAGATACTATGTTAGATTACATAAAATTTTAACAGATGTTGATGAAGTAAATCTGACAAAAATTGCATTTGAAAATAACCCATTTGGTATTAAGAAAAAATTAGAATATTCTGGATTAACACCAAACCAAACACAGAGAGTTTCAATAAAGGAAGATTCACAATCTTTTTCTTTTACGTTTAATAAAGATATACAGGTTAACCCTTTGGTTGATAATAATGGAAAACCGGTAACAGAGCTTTTTGTGACAATTTTAAACAAAGGTTATATGGGTTGGTTTAATAAACCGGGATATGATCAAAAAGCGATTGACATTGGGTGGGAGTTTAATTTTTTAAAAGATAGCGTTGATAATTGGTGGAACCATACCTCCATAAATAATAAAGATAATATACCAACAGGTAGTTATAATTTTAATGGAAATACTTTTTTCTATAATAGAGATCTTAAAACAGGTAGTGTTATAAAAGGTGATTTTTGTGAGTTTAATGATATGGAACAAAAAGAATATGTGATATCAAAACTTTATCATAAATACTCTTTTAATCCCATTTTATTTCTTGACAATTCACCATTTAATTTACCTGCAGGGTATTGTTATATTCCACATCATTCAATACCAATAAGACAATATAGTGATTATATTGAAAGTTATACTCAAGAAGGTACAACAAATTTACCTGTAGTAGATATACCTAATTATTCTTGGTATTCAGATTATGAAAAAAATTGGTATTGGAGGGATATATATGATTATGGGTTTATTGATGCCGAAAATAGAGGTATTGACTTTCCTTTTACAAATGACGCACATTACCCATTTACGACAATAAATTTTTTACAGACGCCAATAAAACGAATTACTTATGTTGAAACAACTTTAGTCAATTCACCAATATTTGATAATTGTGAGTAGTAATTATTATAGATATAAAATAGACGGACCGCCAAAAACGGCATACATCAATATCCCAATTCAAATTACTTTTGATAATTTAGGTAGAGAAGATGGTATTAAAGAATTTGAAGAAGAGGTTATTGAAGATATAATAAATCCAATATCTGATTTTGAAACCACAAGATTTGCACATGCCACTTGGGGGACTGATTCTGAAACTAATATAAATTATAATTTTTATTTTTATAATGGGGGTTCTTCACAAACGGTAACTGCGACCACCAACGCAAACAATTGGGTTATAGATTACGAGGCTGCCGGATTTTTAGATAAAGAAATATATTATTTTGCAAATTCATTTAAAGGGAGTTTTTTCAAGCTTGATTTTTATGATAGTAGTTCACCAACAGAACAAAAAATATTATTTAGTTTAATATTGCCGACACAACAAGGACTTTTAGAAGACGGTTTTATCGGACCAAGTGTAAACCAAACTCCAGTGAAAGTTAAAAGACCTAAATTCGTATTAGATTATACGGGAGCAGATAAAGAAGGTTTTTTTATTTATTGGTTAAAAAATATTTCGTATTTGGATCAAAAAGAATTTTATATGAGCGCAAAATTTTTTGATGCAAAAATTGGTCAGTTTGTTAGAATGATTAACAAACCGCAAGGGTTATTGTTTAACAAATTTAATTTTGATAAAAAATATCTTTTTTATTATAAATGTGTTTTGGATTATAATAATTATGAATATAAGATATATTTAGAAAATACAACAGGAGGACTAACAAGGGTTGGAACAACGTCAAGTCCGATAAAATGGTATGAATACGTCAACCCATAATGGATGCTATCAAATATTCAATTGTCATATCTCCAGAAAATGTAAAAGGAGATTTAGTATTTTTACCATATAGTGGTACGTACTATTCAGAGCAGTGTGGTATACCGACAGATGAGGACAAAGTTTTTAACTTTGGTCTTTATTCTGCATTCACAGAAGTCATTAGTTCAGGACCCAACGGGAGTTCATCATTAACAGGTCTCACAATACCAATATTATTTACTCAATCAATAAATGATATTGGGTATTATTCAGAATTTGACGGATTTATTTTACAAAAAGACGTTGCTTGTAATTTTGTATATACGGGAAACACTTCAAATAGTTACAACATAACATTATATAATAAATCAGGAAGTTTATTTCAAAGTTTTTTACAACTTTCAAACTACGAAGTTAATTGGGGGGATGGTACACCCGCATCAACCTTCAATCAAGGAGATGCGATTTTAAATCATACTTATCCTTCCTTACCATCAGGATACACAATAACGTTAAAACAGATAAATCCTTGGGGAATAACAACCATTAATAAAAAAGTTAAGATCCCTTTTACAGGTGTCACGGTAGATAACCAACAAGGTGAAATATTTTTCACACCACAAGGTGGGAGTTGGTCGGGGATACCGTTAAGTTATGATTATATTTTTACAGGTGATTCAGGATATGATATATCCCAATATTTAAGTGAAAACTATACTGACGTTCCTTTTGTTGTTTCAGGTTACACTAAATCTAAACTAATTGACTTAAAAAAATATGGACCAACACCATATACGATCGGATATATAAAATATTCTAAAGGGATCCCTGTTGGACAAATAAATGAAATTACTCAATTATATACCGCATATACAATAAATAGCGTACAATATTACGACTTCAGCGATGGTACAACTTTCTTTATGGCAGAATCATCAGGGATTACAAGTAATGAATTTGTCGTTTCAGCGCTTACTAAAAACGAATATTTGTTAGATTTTGTTATGGCACCTGAAATAAACTCAAATGTTTATATAGAAAGAGGAAAGTTTTCGGCCTATGAACCATTACAAAGATTAGGTGAAGTTGATAACATTGGAGATTTGGTGAGGTACGGATATGGTTATTATAAAATAAATGTAATATAAAAAATAGGATAAACTATTTATAAAATAAAAATATGGCTTTAGGAACTTACGGAATAAATAGACCTGCAGACGTATCACCACAAGATGTTGAGATACTTTTACATTACACCCCATCAAGGGACGTGACTAATAATTTTATTTTAAAAAAATTAGACGCTTCAACCATTTTAACTCCGTATTTTCATAATGACAATACTGGAGGTAATGCAAACGTTGAAATATTAGGTGGTCTTTACAACTTAAAACTCCCATCATCAGAATTTAATAATTTGGGAATATACACTCTTTACATTAGACCTGCGGAAATAAGAACAACTATTCTTGATTGTGGGGTTTTGTCTGCACTTCCAAATGTTAAAGGTATTGTAATAGATATAAATCAAGTACCATCACAATATCGTAATAAATTTATAAATCAAGGCCTTGTAGGATTCAGAGTTGAATATTTAAATGCTGATGGAACAAAAATACCTAATTTTTATAGAATAATTACCTCGTCTTTTTATTGCGAGCCGGTACTTACAAATCAAACAAATACATCACAAAAGGCGATTAGATATCGTTATGTTAATTCAGGGTCGGATTTAATATTTTGCACACTTTCACCATCCGCATCCCCAACAAACAAACCAAACGCATTACCATTTATTGGGCAACCTGATCAAAGTATTATTATTACAAATACCTTTTTCAATCCAATTACGATAGACATTCAAATGGCAGAACACGACATTGATACATTAGCAATTGCCCTTTATGGTAATCAAACTAAAAGTATCGACGATGGTATTTATACACTTTACGATAGTTCGGGTAATATCTATAAACAATACAACTTGTTTGAAATTAGAGATAACTTTAATGAGTTACTTTATGAGGTTAGACAAGATAGAGGTTCTTCTATCGACTTCAGTAAGAACTTTACAAATATTATTAGTTAATGGCTAGAAAGAAGTTTTTTTATCCACCTGTACCTCCTGTAGGATCACAAACGTTTTCTGATAATTTAGTCGGTCTTCAGTTAGTGCAAGGTGGGGGGTTAACTCTCGGTACTTTTGAGTTTACAAGTGCGATATTTGAAAAAAGTAATCGTAATTTCGATACGGGAATATTTTCACAACCGTATAATTTAACAAATCTTGACATAAGTAGTGTTGAAGAGAGTAAGTTATTAGTTCAAAAGAACTTTCAGGTTTATCCTAATTTTGACATTTCACAAATTACAAGTTTTTCACTTTATGGGTCTTTACAAAAAAGGTTAGAGGTTTCAATAACAAAATCCATTAATTATTTTCCGGCGGCTATTATAGCTAAAAAAAATATAGGTACTGGCTATAGTGCAATAACAGCGAATAATATTATATACGATCAAATTGGAGATGAAACCACGTTTGAAATTGATGTAAAATATTTAACAAATCCATTTGATATTGATTATAGTGTAAACGCGACTAGTAATTTGGTTCAAAGCCCAATGTCTATTAGTGAATTTAGAAATTTAACAAAAGAGTTTAAAAAATATGCAATTTATATTGGTAGTACGGATAATGAAGAATACAATCTTACAGATTTTACAGCATCCCCAAGTTTAACTGGAGGTACTATAACAATAACTGTACAAGGTAAACCTTTTTCAGGGTTAACATCATTTACTGAAACAATTATAATCAAACCAAACAATATTACAACTGAAAAAATATTTAGTGATAGTTTCGATGAGGTTGAAGATTTTTTACTAAATAGAAATGTCAGTCCTAAATATACTGCAACATTTACATATCCTGAATATGATGATGATGGTACATATATTTTAAATTCTAAAAGTGTAACTTGGCCTTTATCGGATGAATGGAATATAGATATTAGATCGTTAGGTTTTGAAAATTACATTAACGAAGTTAAAACAATTGCGGAGTTACTCGATAGTTATAAAACTAATTTAATATCAAGATTTTTAATTACTGGATCCCTAAAAGATTTTGACACACCAGACCAAAAATTAGAAAAAGTATTACAAATATATGGTAGAAGTTTTGATGAAACTAAAAAATTTATTGATGCGTTAGCGAACATTAATTCAGTTAATTATATAGTTGGAAATGATATTCCGTCACAGTTATTGGTAAATTTGGCACAAACCGTCGGATTTGACCCTAATGTTTCACCAATAACTAATGAGGATTTTTTAAATAGTATTTTTACAACATCTAATGAGTCCGACTACGGAGGAATGTCAAAACCAATGACACCAACCGAGCTTAATTACCAATTTTATAGAAATTTAATTCTTAACTCGGCATATCTATTTAAATCTAAAGGTACAAGAAAATCCATAGAGTTTGTAATGAGAATGGTTGGTGCGCCTGATGCTCTTATTGAATTTAATGAAAATGTTTATTTAGCGGATGGCCCAATAAACTTTAATGATTTTAGAGATCAATATGTTTGTTTATCGGGTAGTACTCTATTATTAGATACGCCGGCATTTGATACTACGAACACATTTACAATACAAGGGATATTATATACTGGATTTACAACAGTTAACACATTACAGACGGTTACTGCAACATTTGAAGATTTCCCAATTTATGAAGACGGATACCCAAAGGCAGTTGAGGACTCACCTGATTATTTTTTCCAAAAAGGGGCTGGGTGGTTTGAACAAACACCTGAACATACATCATTAGAGGTTGTTGATGAAGAAAACTCAATATTTAGTGGGAATACCGTTTCTTTGGTTACAAAATTTAAGCCATTTACGTATGGTCAAGATTGGCTTGATAGATTTAGAAAGTTTCCATTTATGACAAACGTTGGTTACAATTTAGTTAGAACGGTGGATAATACTAAATCATGGCCAAAAACCGAAGTCGGAATTAGAAGAAATCAATCACCAAATTCGCCAACATACTATAGAGTGGATGACGACAGGTTAGTTATAAATGTTAAAAACATTGATCTGTATTTAAATATGGGTCAGGGGATTACTTATGACGTTTGGGAACAATCCGTATTGTATAACTATCCAATACCAAATTCCGGATTAACGGCTCCTTACCCAACACCTGGTGATACTGATTGGACTGTCATAAACCCTAAACCCGATCAAAAAACGTTTTTTGAATTTGCTCAAACATTTTATAATAATTTAATTAACGTTAGAAACAGACAATATATAAGTGACGGTAAAACAGGAGGGTATCCTGCATTACAATCAATTTTTTGGAAGTACTTACAAAGCGACGAAGCGATCAATATTCCGACCAATAAATTTACTTATCAAAAAATGATTGATTTTACATTAGCACTTGGTGATTATTGGGTGAGACTTGTAGAACAATTTGTTCCTGCCACTACTATTTGGAATACGGGTCAAAAAATGGATAATAGTATTTTCCATAGACAAAAGTTTGTTTGGAGAAGACAACGTGGATGTGAATTTATACCCGTTAATTGTATTCCTTGTACGTTTAATGGTCAACCATTTGGTTATGATTGTATTGATCAAACGTTAATCTGTAGTTTAGATATTGGACAGAATTATGGTGCCACTACGTTAAGTGAAGCGTTAAATAATTTGATTAGTGAACAAGGATATATTCAAAATCAGTGTGACTTAAACGGAATGAAAAGTTATTGGTATATTGATGTAAGACTTGATGATGTGACTCTAATTCAAGAACAATTTTATACTGGTTATGGGAGTGTGGACTATCCGACACAATCAACTATTTTTAATTCAATAAACGAAAAACTTGAAGGTTTATATGTTTATGGGTTAAACTATTATTTTGCGGGTAGCTCATTAGTTATTAGTAATAGTAGTTGTTACGATGAATTTACAAATAAAAAACTGTATTTAAATATTGGGATTATGATTGATATAAACTGTAATAATGACGGAGAATAATGGCTTGTGTTTCAGGTTTAACAAATGGGGTATTTAGTTACGTTGATTGCTGTGGGATATTACAGACCGGAGTATCTTTAGGTCAAAGCATATGTTTAGACGAAGCATTTACTGGTACTTCATTTGGTGTTTATATCGCTTCAGGGCAATCTTGTACTCAAAACTGTAACCAGGGTACGTTAAGTTATAGTTTTCAAGTTACGGGTGTTTGTGATACATCTTACGGGCAGATAATATTTACACCTTCTGGTGGTATACCTCCATATACGATAGATCCTGTAACACCTACCGGAACTACATTAACTGCACAAACAAGTAGTGGGGATATCACCTTTACTGGTTTAACAGGTGGGACTTATGTTTTCCGTCTAAATGATTCACAAGGGTTACAAAACAATGAATTATATATTAATACAATAATATCAAATTGTTTTGAAGCTAACGTATATGGGGTTTCAGGATCAACTTGTGGTTTAAGTAATGGATATATTAACATAACCGCAACGACAAGCGCGTCTCCATATACTATTATTGTTTATAAAGACGGAGGTGTATTTAATGTATCAACAGAGGCGACATTACCTGTAACATATTCTAATTTACCTTCAGGAATTTATTATGCGACGGTTTTTGATTATGGGTCAGTGACGGCAAATACTGAAAATTTTGTAATAGATGAAAGTGTTGGGGTTGATTTTGGTTTTTGGAAAGTTAACACATCGACTTGTGTTATTGATAAAGGTAAACTTGCGGTAACGGGATTAACGGGTACTGGTCCGTATACTTTTTTATGGAGTAATAATGAAACAACCCAATTAGTTACGGGGCTTACACAAGGTACATATAGTGTTACTGTGACGGATGCGTTAGGATGTTCAACCACAAAGTCTGAACTTATTGGAACTGCAGACCCTATAGGTCTTGGGTTTTTGACTGCAGTTAATCCGTCTTGTTTCTCAAATGATGGGTCTTTAACTTTTACAATAACAGGAGGTACGGTTCCTTTTTATTATTCTGCTTCTACCTATGAAGTGGGGTATACATTATCTGATACGTTTACAATATCTAATTTGGCTGGTGGGGCGTACCAAGTATTGGTAAGAGATGCTAATTTTTGTGAAGTTATTTTAAATGGTACCATAAATACCGTTAATGGTTTTAATGTTGTTGAAATTGCAACTACACAATCATCTTGTAATCAGACTAGTGGAAAGATTGGAGTAACTATAGAAGGTGCGAACAATTTTTATACGTACGCAATTTCAGGATTAACCACAAATTACACCAATGGAATAACCACTCAAAGTCAAACACATAACTTTACTAATTTATCAAACGACACTTATTTATTAGTTATATCAGGATCGGGTACAAATTGTAGTTATAGTGAATTTGTTACAATCGCTTCAGTTGATAAGTTTCAAGTAAATTATACTGCAACAACCGCAAGTTGTGGGTTAAATAACGGGGTTATTAGTGTTGAGGTAGGGACTGGTTATACGGGAGTATTAGATTATGTTTTAAGTGACGGACAATCAATTATAGATACGCCATCTACCGCTTACACATTTAGTAATTTAGTTGAGGGTCAATATACGTTAAGTGTTACCGATAATGAAAACTGTACGGTATCTAAAGATTTTGAAATAACAACAACAGGGGAATTAGCCTTTATGGTTAATGCTGTTGATTGTACTGGGGTAAATGATGGGTCGGCAAGTGTTTTAATAAATAAAGGGGAACCTACATTTGCATATGAATGGTCCGACAATGTGCCAGGAAACCCAACAGGGTCTACGGTTACAGGTTTATCGGGGGGTACATATTCGGTAATAGTTACGGATAGTAGTGGGTGTAGTAATAAACAAATATTTGATATATTGTGTGGAAATAGTAATATTGTTTCTTATCAAATTGTCAATCTTTGTGTTAATGAGTTTAATACCCAATCAGGAAATAAAAGAGGTTTTTCTGAAATGTTAAATGAAGGGTTTTTAGATTTAACAAATGAATACACAAATTGTATTTTAAGTTCCGCAACATTTAATTGTAATATAGACATTAATGGAACCGCTTATACCCAATCTTTTTACACAACGAATGAATTTAGCGATGTCCCTAGTGATGCTTTATGGCAAAGTACTATTGAAGGTATATTATCATCAATAACTGAAATAGGTTCTTACAATGTTAATTTACTTAATAACACATTACAAATTAATTCTAATTGTGATGGGGATAGTGATCCTCTTGGGGGTAAACCAATTACCATTGAATTAGAAATAGCGTACACATTGAATTGTGAATCTTCAGGTAACACAATGTGTTTTTCATATTCTAGTGATACTATGGGTTATAATTTTGAAGGTGAACCTGTGGGTATAAATAATAATAGACCTTACTATTATATAAATGATAATGGGTTTACTGCGTACGTTTATTGGAATGATGTTTATAATGTTTGGATTTTTTCGCAAGCACTAAATGAAAGTATAGAAAATGCGTACTCAACGTTAGATAACTTCTATAATCCAAGCCCTGAAAGTGATATGACTTACCTTTGGGAAAATGGTGGACAATCTGTGTTGTATAAAATGGATTCATCAACAATTGGTTCTTGTCCATAATGGCTAGTGTTTTAAACATATCAAACATATCAGGAGGTACACCACCTTATAGTTTTTATGTTTGTGATGAAAACGGAAACAACTGTTCTTTATTAGGAACTACCGCAAGTGCATATACATTAAATACCTTTTATTCAACTGCAAACACATTACTAATAAAAGTGATAGATAGTAATTCTTGTCAATTTTTCACTTTAATTTCTTGTCCTATTGATAGTTGTATAATTTTAACTGAAGACTTAGATAAAATCACGACAGAAGATGGGGACTTCCTTGTATTTTGTGATTTTTAATATTTATTGTTATGATAGTACAAATCACAGGATCTACGAGCGGACAATCACCATTTGATGTTTTTTTGTGTGATTCAACAAACACGTCCTGTTTTTATGTTTCAGGTCTTACATATTTAACACCCGTTGTTATTTTTGATACAAATAACTATTTTCCAAATGAAACCGTTCTATATTTAAAAGTTATTGACTCTCTCGGTTGTACATTTATTGAAAAGTTAGATTGTGGGGAAGGAAAAATGTACCAAGACGGAATATATGTCAAATTTATGGACGGAGTTGGTTATTATTTCCAATAAGGAATATTTATAAAATAAAACTATGCCAACTTATCAGTTTCTTACGGATAGATCATTAGCCCAATCTACGGCAATAACGCCGACAACTATTATACATATTGTAACCACTGCGGATACAACCCAAAGTGTTTATGGGTCATCATATAAAGCGGAATTACAACAATTAATACCTATTTTTAGTGGATCAACTTTTAGCGGAGGTTCTGGAAATTGTATAACTGATTTGTATACATCAAATATCCACTCTTGTTCGCCATTAAATATAAACCCATTAGATGAGGGAAATGTATATTTTGGTTCAACAAGTGGAGTAACTGTGGACGTTGTAAATAGTAGATTAGGTGTAGGTACTGAAACACCAACTGATAATTTAACTGTTAGTGGTTCGTCATTTTTTAATACATCGTCATTGACAACAGGGACTACGCCGGCATTTAAATTTTTAGATGGTGTGTCAACACCCACAGATACAACCACTGTAAAATCCGTTTATAAAGAATTTAGACCAACAACAAAAACCACGACAACAGTTGTTGGTGATGGAACCCTATTATATCCGAACATAAATTCATCTTCTTCCGCTATTTTTTATGCCAAGGCAAATTTAACATTATATACTGATAATTTATCATTACTTACAAGTAATGAGGCTTTGAAAGCGGAAACTAATGTTATTCAAATACAATCATCGTCAGGGACTTATAGTGGTGTTACGATGGGAACTATGTCAGTTTTACGAAACATAACAGCAGGAGGAACGATAGATAAGTATGTTGGTTTTTGGATGAATGGTTTTGATGTGAACTACACACATAATGGAACCACTAATAATATTTACGGTTTTTATATGGATAGTCAGTCAGGTAGATCTGGTAACGTACCACCAACAACTAATAGATATGGCGTGTATATTGAAGATGTGGGTAGAAACTATTTTGCAGGAACCGTTGGTATTGGAACAACATCCCCTTCAGAAAAATTAGAAGTTAGTGGAAACACTTTAATTTCAGGGGGTATGTCAGCATCTACCATGACAATTACAAATCCTTATGTACCAACAGGATCTACAGACCCAACAGGAACTGAGGGAACTATAAGTTGGAGTGGTGATACGTTATATTTTAGAAATACTACGGGATGGGTTAGAATTACAGGACAAACATCTTGGTAATTTCATTTATTTATTTTCATTATTTCATAATATATGAATATGAAAATATTTATTCAAATTGCGTCATATAGAGATCCTGAATTAATACATACAATTAAATCTTGTTTAGAAAACGCCAAAAATCCGCAAAATTTAATTTTTGGTATTGCAAGACAATACAGTGAAGATGATAAATTTGATGATCTTTCTGAATATGAAAATGACGAAAGGTTTAGAATATTAAATATCCCATACCAAGAGTCAAAAGGAGTTTGTTGGGCAAGAAACCAAGTCCAACAACTGTATAAAGATGAAGAGTACACCCTTCAAATTGACTCTCATATGAGATTTGAAAAAGATTGGGACGACACTCTTATTGAAATGTTAAAACAACTACAAGAGTTAGGGATTCCGAAACCTTTATTAACGGGGTATGTGTCGTCTTATAATCCAAAAAATGATCCACAAGAAAGAGTAAGGGTGCCTTGGAGGATGGTATTTGATAAATTTATTCCTGAAGGTGCCATCTTTTTTTTACCTGAAACAATACCAAATTGGCAAGATTTAGAATTACCCGTCCCGGCTAGATTTTATTCTGCCCATTTTTGTTTCACGTTAGGTGAGTTTTCAAAAGAAGTGCAACACAATCCTGATTTTTATTTTCACGGTGAGGAAATATCCATTACTGTAAGGGCATTTACAAACGGTTATGATTTATTTCATCCCCATAAAGTTATTATTTGGCATGAATATACAAGAGAAGGTAGGACAAAACAATGGGATGATGATAAAGAATGGTACAAGAAAAATGAAAGTTCACATCTTTTAAATAAAAAACTTTTTGGAATGGATGGGTTGGATCAAGAAGGTCATGATGGGAAATACGGTCTTGGTAATGTTAGATCTTTAAGAGATTATGAAGAATATGCCGGGATTTTATTTTCTAAAAGATCCGTTCAAAACCACACACTACAAAAAAATTACCCACCAAATCCAAATTATTCAACTGAAACAGAATTTTTAGAATCTTTTACTAATATTTTCGACTATGAAATAAAATTAAATAAAGAAGATTTTAAAGAATCTGACTATGATTTTTGGGCGGTTATTTTCCATAATAATGATGGTGAAGAGGTTTTTAGAAAAGATGCTGACACAACCGAAATACAAATATTATTAAATATGGATCATTTAAAAATAAGAAGATCGTTTTTATCATATCAAAAACCAAAAAGTTGGACTGTGTGGTCACATAGTATTTCTAAAGGGTGGGATAAAGAAATAAAAGGAATAATATAACATAAAATAAACATTTGATTATTTATATAAAAACAAAAAAAGTTAATGGCTACAGTCTATCTTGAACGTTGTTGCGATAATACTATAAACTATGAGGTAAATGGTTGGACGGGATCCACATCATTGGGTAATGTATTTTCAATTACTGGAGATACCGGTATTATAAATGGTTGTTATACAATTGTTTCATCATTAGTTGCTCCTGTTGTTACTTTCGATGGTATTGAAACATCCGTTGTTGATTGTAACGACCCATTATGTATTGATTGTTGTGATACTGAATTATGTTTTAATGTAAATTTAATATCATATTCCGGGTATAATGGAACATATGAATTAACAGGTAATTATAATGGAAATTATTATTGGACTGGAGGTACAAGTCCCGGATATTTATTTTTTGATAATATAAAATGGTGTTTAAGTTCATCTTTGGGGGGTACTTGCGATTTTTATGGGTCAAACCCAACAAGTTCATTATGTCCCGATCTTGATGAAAGTTTATTAACTATTGGTGTATGTGTACCAACACCGACACCTGTTGATCCTTGTTATGGGTTAGATTTTGATGTGTTATTAGAATGTAATATCCCGACGGCAACTCCGACCCCAACACCGACACCCACACCTACACCAACCCCTACACCGACACCTACAAATGTTTGTGATCCTTTTTCTGCTACGGTTAGTGTGACTGCGGTAACAATCACGCCAACACCGACTCCAACACCAACGCCAACACCAACGGTTACAAGACCTATTATAATTTCTGGAAATTCAGTAAATTTCATAATAGATGATGGTGTGTTTGTATGTTCAAATGTAAAAGAATTGGTTGATTGCGAATCTAATGAAAAATATTATATATCAGGAGTATTAACGTATACTGGATCACCTATAAGTATTGGAACTACTTTCTTGGCTTTATTTGGTACCTCAGGTTCAAGTCAAGTTAAATGTGTTACTTATACTAACACTGTTGATGGTTCGCCAAATCAGGCGTTAAATTCAGTTGTTGAGGTTTATTCGGGAGGATGTGAAAATTGTAATTTACCAACACCTACGCCGACACCGACACCGACCCCAACACCGACACCGACCCCAACACCGACACCAACACCTACATTGGTACCTAATACTAAATTTGTGTTTACAAGTTGTACGGACACGTCAATGATTGTTCAATCTACATATCAACCATCAAATGTTATTGAAGGTGATGTCATCAAAGATCTTTCTGGTAATTGTTATACTTATGTTGGATCATTTGTCGGTTATGTACCACCATCAGGGTATATTGTTGTTAATGATGATGTATTTACGGCAACTACTGCAACAACATACACTACTTGTGTTAGTTGTTTAACACCTACACCAACTCCGACACCGGCATATAAAGAATGGGTAGGAATGGCTGAATTTACCATTTCTTGTCCTGTTTGTGAATTAACCGATTATGGTGTTCCTTATACTTTTTACACATCTGCAAGTGTTAGTTCATTAACGGACGGAACTGAGATTTATGATAATATGAATCTTACAGTACCGACACTTGTGACTTATATTAAATACGGAAATAAAATATACATAAATAATGATGGTACAATAACTGAACATTGTACCGTGAATGGAAATTGTTAAATAAAATATGTCAGTAATAGTAAATATAGATTCAATAATATCGGGGACGAGTCCATATGATGTTTGGATTTGTGATAAATGTGATAGTTCTGGTGTTTGCCAGTACATTGCCACGTTTACTGATGCTGAATTACCCTATAGTTTTACACTTCCATCTGTTTATGAAACTTACCCATCGTATGTGGTAAAAGTAATTGATGATAATGGATGTGAGTATTGTTCGGTTTAAAATAAAAATAAGTTAATATATCCTTTGAGTTAAAATAAAATATTATTAAGAGTAAATAACATAAATGAGTCAATTAAGCGGAAATAGTTGTAATATTATAACACTTCTACCATTAGGGTTAGATTGTGAAAGTATTAGTGCGAATACTCCATACACTACAGATGGTTTAATAACTTTATTTGTGACAGGAGGTACTCCACCATACACAATAAATTGGAGTAATGGGTCTCAAGGGTCTTATTTATTTAATTTAGCACCTGGTGATTATACTGCAACCGTTATTGATTATTATGGTGATTTTACAGCAACTACTACTTGTAGTGTTGGATACGAAAACTTTTATTTAGAAAAATTCCAAAATTGTTTTAATAGTGCAACTACGGTTTATTACGTTGCAAATATGCCATCTACGTTTATTACTGATAAAGTATATAGATTGCAAGGGCAAACTGGATGTTGGGAAAGTAAAGGATTAGAATTAACATCGGGACAAACTTATGTGGACTCATATGCGGTTGTAACTGCAGGACCTTACCCTAATTGTAAGGGATGTTTGCCTATTGACCCTGTAATTCCAGTTAAACCTGAAAAGTTATGTTTGGAATATAAAAGTGGAGGGGTAGTTCAAACAACTACGTATATACAATTTAGTTCGGGAGGTACTATAAATAATAAAAACTCATGGACAAGTGTTACGCCTTCATATGTGATTTATTATAATAGTGGGTCGACAAATTGGCAAATAAGTGGATGGACAGGATCAGGAAACCCAACACAAGTTAATACCGTTTCATCTCCATTAGGTTCTTGGGTTATTTATGGAGGATCGGGAAGTATAAATGTCGTTGGAGGTACTTGTGTTATTAAACCTAATATGTTTATTAAAACAAATAGTGCGACTTGTTCTGACGTAAGCAATGGTTCAGTGGTGATAACTGCAATAGGGGGTACTCCGCCTTATGAGTACTCTTTAGATGGGGTTTTATATCAACCTTCAAGTATGTTTATTGGTCTTTCGTCTGGAAACTATACTGCGTACGTTAAAGATAGTTCAGGAGCAACAAACTCACAAAGTTTTACAATAAACGCATCATCTACTCAAACAACATATACAGTAAACCTTTACCAACAACCAATTGCAACACCAATATATAACAACACGTCTAATTACACACAAATAACATATAATTGGTATGTAGATGTTACTCCACCTCTTCCACCTGGAAAAACAATAACTTTTGATATTATACAAAGTGTAAATAGTGAAAGTAGAAGTGGGTATTACAATGTTACCGAAGTATTTCCTACGTTACAATATTCATCAATAACGGGTGTTACTGGTGGAGGGTCAATTACTGCGACCACAACCACAACACCGGTAATTACATCACCAACATCACCGACCTGTGTAAATACAATATCAACAACCGCGTATACTAACACGTACAAGGCGTTAATTACTGGAATTGGAAATATATACGGACAAATAAATAAAAAAATAACAACACCAAACGGAACGGTAGAGGGTTGTCCAACATACGGATTGTTAAACGATACAATAAACATCGCAAACGTAAAATTGGTTAATGCTAGTGTTTGTGAACTTATAAACACTAGAGTACCACCACTACCATTAAACTTAAATAGGACCGGAGGGGTGTTATTTTTAAAATAAGGGATAAAAACATTAAAAAATTTAATTAAATATATTTATCAAATATGTCATACATAATTAAAAATACTGCAGGTCTTATTAACACAATGTTGACGGATGCCGCAAGAAAAAGAATTTCACAAGGTAAATTTGATATATCATATTTCCAAGTTGGAGATAGTGAGGTAAGTTATAATAGTATTAACAACATTGACCCGACGAGTTTAAATGTACTTATGCCACAATTTAATGCTCAAAACACGACATTAATTCCTGAAAAAAATAGAATGCACGTTAAATATCCACTATTTGTGGATTCAACATCGGGATCCACTTATGGTATTCCTGTTGATGCGTCGTATTTTGATTACATTTATAATACTGCGGCACCAAGAGGGTTTTTTACGGGAAATACTAATAATTATAGTGCTTTTACTACAAGTGCGATTACAATAAACCCAAATTTTATAATTCCTAATTCTGCATTTACATCAGGGAACACGATAGTAATTGAAAGAAGCGACATTAACCCTATTGTTTCGGGATCGGTTACAAGTGGGATGGTAATGACATTATTTACGACAACTGACATAACACCATTTACAGCTAACACACCTATGTTTACGTATTTTGTGGTTGGTGTAACAGGAAATACTTCTGGAGATACTACCGTTACAATAAAAGTTGACAGAAACTTACCTGACTTTAATACATTAGGGTTTACAGGTAATAGTAGAGTTTTATTTTACCCACCTAATATGACAAGTTTATATGATTCAGTAACACCTGAACCATATTGGGCGACAAACGTATTTAATTTTGAATCAAATTGTGATATATCACAGGCCGATGTGAAAGTATGGAATATGAATATTCCTTGGACTGAATCACCTGCTGGGTTATTTAACAATACTTATCAAGACTACAATTATTTTGGATCAACAGGGTATTGTGGGTCTAAAGAGTATTTTGGATACACAACAAATGATGGTCAAAATGATACTAGTTATTCTTATTTTTATAATTCATTTGATGAAATTGTAGAAGTCGAAGCAAAAGACCAAAAAGCAATTGCAATACTTCATTATACTAATCAATCTATTGATAATTTTTATGGTGAAAAATTCGCATTTCAAGAATATGACGTTTCGGATCCGGGAGCGACTGGACAAGCAAGAAACTTTAAATTGTCTCTTCCATGGCTTATGTGGCATAAAAACCCAACCGGAACAATAGGAGAGGAGTTTTTTGTTGATCCATCGGGTTTCACAAGTATTGATTTATTTCAAGTTCAATATATCAAATCAAATAAGACCTCATCGTTTAATGATCCGGGGTTGAGATATTATCATTTATGGGATACACACGCTAATGGTGATGGGTACCCAAGTAGAGTTGGTAAAGTTTTTCCTGATTTAAAAATGATTATTTTTGATGATGATGAAATTGTCGCATCACTTAATTATAAAACTAATAGATCTTGGACTCTTCCCGCACCTAAATTGGGTCTTATAACTCCTAACACATTTGGAGGGGTATTGGGAGGAACAACGGGATTATTAACAGGAAGTACCGATACATTATTTTTAACATATAGATTTAATAATAGTGCATTTACTAACTCACTTCATTGTAATTATTATTCAACAATTAAAAACTTTACAAATGAATGTGCTCCTGACGGAACATTAGTTGCAGGATCATCTGATGTTATAGTTAGATTTGGAAATGAATTTCCGTTTTTAGTGTCTAATTTAACGACAACACCTTCAGGATTTACGGCAAATAATATGAAGGTATTGGCTCAAATAGTACCAAGTGGTACAACAAGACCAAGTGCGAATCAATGGAAAGAAATTGATATGTATTCACAATTATCGGGTTCGTCTGTTAATGGTAATTTAACAGTAACAGGTATCACAGGAACTACACTTCAAATAACAAAGTCAATGTACGACTCAGCACCTTTTTATCAATTATCTAATTACATAACATTACCACAACTTAATGAGTCAGGAACAACATTTAATTTTGGATC